CGTTGTGACTGAAGAAGGACTGCTGCCTGCACCCGATGGCGCACACAGCATCCCCGAAGTTGGCGTGGTGACCACCGAGGGCGGCAAGATCGTTGAGATCGGCGACGCTGCACCAGCACCGGCACCTGAAGCTGTTGAGGCGCAAGAGGTAGAGATTGAAGTCACACCCGAAGGCGAAGAGATGCCTGCTGATCCGCATGAGGAGAGGATGCAAGCTATGGAGGCGGCTATCGCTGCCTTGGCTGCAAAGGTCGAGGAGATGATGGCGAAGATGGGCGGCGAGGTTGAAGCTAACGCCGCAAGGTTCAGCACGATTGACACGGCGTTGTCAGCGTTGGCGCAGATGCCTACCGCTGCGCCAAAGAAAAGAGCAAGTGACGCGGTTGTTGAATCCGTGAAGATGAGCCGCGCCAACCGTCTTGCAGAAGTACAAGAAACCCTAAAAACCCTTAAAAAATAAACTATGTCATTTTCAATTGGAGGACTAACCGACTATGTGGAGCAGAACAAGCTCCCGTTGTTGACCACTGCCGTTTTCGACGCGAAAACGCAGACGCTCATGCAGAAGCGCGTGGGCGTAAAAAATCAAGAGGCGTTGAACCTTATGGACACCGACGCCGTGTTTCAATCTGCCACCGCGTGCGCGTGGGTAGCCAACGGCACAACCTCATTCAGCCAGCGCGTTATCAGCGTTGCGCGTGTGAAGGTGCAAGAGGAGTTGTGCCCTCGCGAGTTGGAGACCAAGTGGCTTGCTACCCAGCTTTCGCAAGGCAGCAACTACGAAGGCGTGCCATTTGAGCAGGCGTTTGCGACGCAGAAGGCTAAGAAGATCGCCGCTAACATCGAAACTGCAATTTGGCAGTCGACATCGGCGACAGGCGCGTCTGGATGGACTGGAGGGTCGGCTACAATAAGCGGTGACGCGACTTTGAACAAAACCGTAGGACTTTTGCACCTGATGGAGAAAACCACGGCATCAGCGTCTATCGTGTCATCGTTGGCAGGTGCTGCGTTCAGCGATGCGACTATCGTTTCGGCTTTTGAAAACGTATATCAAAACATCCCTGTCGCGATCGTGAGCAGGCCTGACCTTGTTGCCTTTTGCGGATGGGACGTGTATCGCTTGTTAGCTAATAAGCTGGTCAGCGAAAACCTATTCCAAGGCGACCTCGGACAGCTTGGTGGTGGTGAGATGTTCTACCCCGGCACGAACCTCAAGATCGTTGCAGTCAACGGTATGAACAACACGCGCAGGATCGTTGCTACTTCGCTTGAGAACCTGTACTACGGCACAGACTTGCTCTCCGACGAAGATCAATTCCGCATCTGGGCATCCTACGACAATGACCAAGTGCGCTTCCAAGCAGCGTTTAAGTACGGTGTGCAGTTTGCCTTCCCTGAACAGATGGTGTTGTATAAAGCGTCTAACGCGACTACACCTGCAGGCTGATGACGTGGGGAGGGGCAACCCTCCCCGCTTCTTTTCTTTGTTAACTAACTAAACGAAAAAGATATGGCTTGCGCATTAACAACAGGATATAAATTAGGATGCCGCGACAGCGTCGGCGGCATTACGGAGATTAGGCTTGCGCCATTCACGGCGGTGACAAGCATAGTCACTAACGCGTCGTCGCAGGTGACGGCGATAACTGGAAGCGTTGGCAGCGGCACAACAGGTGCAGGTGTCAGCGGTTTCTACAAGTACGAACTGCCGAAAGGTGTTGGCCAGTTCACTGAAACGATAAACGCATCGACGGAGAATGGCACGGTCTTTTACCAGCAGGAGGCTACGCTTATCATCAACAAGCTGCAGCAGGCTGTACGCAACGAGTTGAGGCTGGTGACTACGGCGCGTATGATGGCTATTGTTAAAGATAGAAATGGCAAGTATTGGCTACTTGGCAAGAACAACGGCATCGAAGTAAGTGCTGGAACATCGCAGACAGGTACGGCGATGGGTGATAGAAGCGGCTATGAGTTGACGCTAACTGGCATGGAAGAAGAGCCATGCGTTGAGGTTACGGCTGCCGCGGCAAACGCTGTCACCTCATCGACACAAACGCTCGAAGGATAGCTATATTAGCATCAGTTTTGGTTGGTTGGTGAACCCTGCGTATGGTGGCGCAGGGTTCTTTTTTTTGCCCTAACTTTGCTAAATGCGTGTATGTATAGTTTATAATCAGCATCCGACAGGGTGCAGCTATTACCGCTTGGAGATGCCAAGCAGTCGCGTCCATGAGATGTTCGGCAGCGAGGCCGAGTTCGTGAGCATCGCTGACGTGCGCACCATGAGCGATGAAGAGCTGCGGACTATCGACGTGTTCCTGTATAATCGCACTTGGATCGCAGGGCCAATTGAGGCGGTCAAGCCTGTCGCTGACATTCTGCGCCAGTACGGCGCGAAGATCATCTTGGACATGGACGACTACTGGCATTTAGGGACAGGGCATAGCTTCTACAAGCACTACCACGACACGAACATGTCTGCGATTGTCGCCGAACACGTCAAGCTTGCGGATGCGGTCATCACGACTACGACGTACCTGCGCGATGAAATCGTCAAGCTCAACCGCAACGTGACAATCTGCGAGAACGTGCCGCACCTACTTTACGACCAATTCAAACCGCAACCTACCAAGAGCGAGCGCCTACGCTTCGGCTACTTTGGCGCTGCGCAGCACACCGAGGACGTGGCATTGCTGGAACTGCCACTGTCGCGCCTCTGCGACGATCACACGCTGGAAGGTCGATATATGCTGTACCTTGCCGGGTGGAATGAGGGCAACCCGATATATCAGCAGTATGAGCAGGTGTTCAGCAATAAGGGCAAGAACAACAACTACGGACGCATACAGGCGGCGGATATTTACAGCTACGTTGGCGGCTACAACTTCATTGACGTTGCGCTTGCGCCGCTTCGCGACAATAAGTTCAACAGGCTCAAGTCGGAGTTGAAGATCACCGAGGCCGCATGGATGAACAAGGCGATCATCGCCAGCAACGTCTGCATGTATGCCGACTGCATCACCGACGGCTGGGATGGCGTACTGGTCGACGAAAAGCAACCGAAGAAGTGGTACAAGTCGATGAAGGCTATGATCAACGAGCCAGCGATGGCGCGTGAGATGGCGGACAGGCTGACGGCGAAGATGCAGAAGCGATTTGACATTGATGAAATCACCAGACGCAGGTTCAATTTGTACAAAAACGTGGCGAGGGATATTTCAATAAAAGAACTTCATGCTATACCTCAAGGCGAGCCAGAACAACACGATAGCGGTGACGTGGACGGAGCGCGCGAACAGCGCGACGGTCTATCGCTTGCGGCTGACGAACTTGGCGACGCTAGAAGCCACTGACATCTACCTCAACGCGATTGACAACCTGTCGTCCTACGAAAGTCGCTACGACAAATTCGCCTTCACCTTGGGCGCACTGGAGAAAGGGCAATATCGGTACGAGGTCACGGAGAACCCGACAACCTACGCTGCTGGTGACTTCGTGCAAGGCGGACTATACACGTTTACCGATGGCGGCTATGCCTACATCTCCGCGGCAGTGAATCAGTCGAGCAACGCAGAGTGGGGGTGTCAAGGGACGCTGATACGCGAAGGGCTAACACCCGAAGCAATTGGTCAAGGCATTGTCAACACGGCATCAATTGTCGCAGGTTGCGCAACAGCAGGCATAGCCGCGAGGCTTGCGGATCAGCTTGTGCTGAACAGCTTCAGCGACTGGTTTCTGCCGTCCCTGGAGGAGTTAGGAATGATGTGGACGGAGTTAGCCAGCGATGGTCTTGGCAGCTTCGCAAACCACACCTATTGGTCATCGACGCAGGCATCAGCGACGCAGGCGTTCACGGTTGACATGAATAACGGCAACCAAGGCACGCACAGCAAAGGCAACACCTCCAACCGCTATACGCGTGCTATGCGTCGCTTCCTGCTACCTACGACGAATCCGCGTGTCCTTGAAACAGGATTGGCGATGATTGAAACGACGGAGGGCAGTTTCACGAGTACAACAAACACGATCGACTACGTTTCTTATGACTAAACTGAATTTTAGCTTCATCCCACAGGCGGACTATCGCTACCCTTTGATGCTTCAATCAAAGGCCAACGACCTGTACACGTTTGGCGAGATGAATGACTACCCATACTACTTGCTTGACATCTACAAGAAAAGCGCGAAGCACAACGCAATCGTCAACGGCAAGTGCAACTACATCTCCGGCAAAGGCTGGGCAGTGGATGCGGATAAGACCACCGTCGCGCAACAGGCAAAGGCGGAGGCGTTCATGGCTGACGTCAACGAAGACGATGACCTCAACGACTTGACGCAAAAGTTCGTCTTGGATCTCGAACTGTTCAACGGCTTCGCGCTTGCGGTGACGTGGAACAGGGGTGGCGGCATCGCCTTCATTGAACATGTGCCGTTTGAAAAGGTGCGCGTTTCGCTGGATGATACGATGTTCCTCATTGCCGATTGGTACGACGAGCGTATGATCCGCCAGTATCCGAAGGGCGCGGAAGTTGAGCGCATGCCCAAGTTCGATCCGAATAACCGCGTCGGCAAGCAGCTATTTTATTACAGGCATTACGCAGCAGGTGTCAAGCACTACCCACTGCCAAACTATCAGGGCGCACTGGCTTACATCGAGTGCGACGTTGAGATCGCTAAATTTCACATCAGCAACATCCGCAATCAGTTTTGGGGTGGGCAGATGATCAACTTCGCTGATGGCATCCCGACGGACGAGGAAAAACAAGAGATAGAGAGGCAGATGCGCAACAAGTTCAGCGGCGCAAACAACGCAGGGCGCTTTGTGCTGACCTTTTCGACAGGCAAGGAAAACGCGCCGAGCATACAGTCGCTAACGCCGAGCGACCTTGATAAGCAGTTTGACATGCTCAACAAGCAGATTCAGGAAGAGATTTTCGTGGCGCACAACGTCACCTCGCCGATGCTGTTCGGCATCAGAACCGAGGGGCAGCTGGGAGGCCGTAAAGAACTGTCGGAGGCGTATGAGTTGTTCAAAAATACCTACATCATGAACCGCGTTTTAATAGTCGAGCGCATAATCAACTACCTCACGTCATTCAACGGCTACGAGTGCCTCTACCTGCAGCCTTTCGACCCGATCACTGAACAACTTAGCGAGCAGGCGCTGATGCAGATTTTGACGCAAGATGAACTGCGCGAAAAGGCGGGTTATGAGCCACTTGCAGAGGCGACTGGCACGCCAACACCCGACGCAGGTGAAACGGCCGTAGAAGCGAGCGCAGGCGTCAACGAGGCTATCAAGACGCTTTCAGGCAGGCAGTACCAAAACCTGATGCGTATTGTGCGCCACTATTCGCAGGGCAAGGTCACCCTCGAACAGGCGCGCACGATGCTAACGGCTGGCTTCGGCCTCAACGCCGAACAGGTCGATCAGCTATTGGGCGTGAAAGAGCAGGCGTTCACCGATGAAGCTGATGAGTTGGAATTTCTGGCGCAGGTAGGCCAGCAGTTCGGTGAAACGCGCGACAGCTTCGAGGTGTTGCAAGAGCGCGAATTAGACTTCAACGAATACGGCGAGGCGGAGTTCTTCATGCAGTTTGCGGTTAGCGATGAAGACAAGGCGCTGGACGAGCGCATCATCAAGTACAGACGCAAACGCGAGGATGCAACCGTCGAAGAAATGGCCAGGGAGTTCGGCGTCAGCAAGGCGCGCATCCGCAAGCGCATCCAGTACCTCCTGCAAGTCAACAAGTATCCGTTGAAGCGCGGCATAGGTCAAGCGACCAAAGAGGAGAAAGTGCCTGAACCTATCGTCGAAGTGCGCTATCGCTACGACTGGAGGCCTGAATATCGTGGGTTGAGCAAGGCTGACGGCTATGATAAGAGCCGCAAGTTCTGCCAGGTAATGATGGACTTGAGCAGCGCACGCCTATACACACGCGACGACATCAACCAGCTGACGGCGTTGATGGGTTACAGCGTATGGGAGCGCAGAGGCGGATGGCTGACGCTGGAAGATGGCAGGCACCGGCCAAGCTGCCGCCATATGTGGGTGCAGCAGTTGGTAATAAAAAAAGGTACACAAGTTGAAAGAATTGTCGAATGAGCAAGGCACTATTTATTAGCGAAAATACGCTGATCGAAAATTCGGTCATCAGCGAAAACGTAAGCTACACGCAGCTACGTCCAACCATTGTGAAAGTGCAAGAGATGCACATTCAGCCAGCGGTGGGATCGGCGCTATACGCGGAACTCGTGACGCAGGTAATCGCCGGCACTTTGTCGGCTAACAACACCACGCTGATGCAGACCTACATTCAGCCAGCGATCATTCAGTGGATGTACTTTGAACTTCCGATGGTGCTGGCGTTTAAGTTTATGAACAAGGGCATGGATCGGCGCAGCAGCACGGAATCAACGTCAATGAGTGAACGCGAGATGACGCGACTGATGGACAAAAGCCGCGATGACGCGGAGTGGTACACCGAGCGCATCACGCGCTACCTGCAGGAGAACCACACGCTATTTCCGCTGTTCGACAATCCGCCAGTTGCAATTGACACGATCTACCCGGCCAACAGTGCGTATCAGACAGGGATGGTGCTTGGTCGCAGGGGCAGGTATCGCGATCCGCTTGACTATCCGGAAAACCGACGCAACTACTTTTATTGGCGCACAGCAAGAACGTAAACAAACTAAAGCAATTCTATGAGCAGTTGGGTAACGATCAAAAACGACCTGATAGCTTTCGCGGAGTCGCACCTGCAGCTGAACGCGGTGGGTTTCGGCGATCCGCTGGCGATCGGCACGGACAACGTGATCAACCTGCGGACAACCGACAGGGATAGGGTTATCTACCCGCTTTTGTTCGTCGATGCGCAGAGCGCGTCAATGCCTATTGGCGCGACTAACCTAACCGTCAGCGTGCTTGTGATGGACAGGGTGGCAGACCTTCGCGGCGTGGATGCGACGATCAGTGGCAGCGTCGTCTACCGATGGACTGACAACGAGGATGAGGTGTTAAGCGACACCCTGCGTATCATGCAGGACTTCGTCGCGGAGTTCACCGATGACCCTGACCGCGACTACACGATCACAGGCGCGGTGAGTGCTACGCGCTTCGTGGAGGCACGCGATGACAAGGTCGCGGGTTGGCAGGCCACGGTCGTGTTTGAGTTGCCATTCAGCCGCAACGTCTGCCAAATACCGACGCGTTAAAAACACGATTACAGAATTGCATAGAATCAGGCAAAACGATATTTACAACTAAAGAAAAATACAATGAATTTAGGACAACAAATGGATGCGCTGCTTGGGCGCGGAATGGCAGCCGAAGTGCTGGCAGTTGGCGCAGGCGCGGTTTCATCGGTGACAGGTCGCACCTATGACGTGTTGGTCGTCAATCAGGAGGCGAAGTTTACGACGCTCACGGATAGCAACGGAACGAATATGATGACTGCGGTGAGTGGTGGTGGCATCGGCTTATTTCCTTCTGGTCAGGCGTTCAGTCCGGGTATGATCATAGCCGCCAACAACGGACGTAGGATCGCCGCCGTGACGCTGAACGCAGGCAGTGTGATCGGATATTCGATGCAGGGCGTAACCATCGTAAGCGCGGTCTGATGGCTTTAGGCATTGGCTACGGCTTGCCGTTTGTCGCGCAACACGGCACGAATCCTTACAAGACGCAGTGGGCAGCAGCGCTTGAAGGCGCGAAGGGCGCAGGTGCTACTGTTGAAGACGAAAACGCTGGGACAGGCAGCTGCTTGGTGGCACGCGGTCAAGAGGCTTACACTGACGGTCTGCCTGCAACGCCATCGCTGCTGATCGTGCCGCAATTCTACAAGGCTGGCAACCTATACCAAGACGTGCCTCCATTTGTGGCGGAGGACAGCACGATGCGGTTCACCGTCAGCCGCAACACGACGGCAACGCGCGTCAATAGCAGCGGCCTCATTGAAAGCGTCGCATCGGGAGTGCCGCGCATCGACTGGCTGGGGCAGTCTTGCCCTGCCTTGTTGGTTGAGGCGAGTGCGACGAATTTTGCAAGGAATGTGCAATTTATGACAGGTCAGGACACGCCAACTGCATCGGGGGGTATGACGATAACAACAGGAAGCACGGATTTTCTTGCACCTGATGGAACAAGTGGAAGCATAACCAA